GTAGCGGGAAGAAGGTTTGGAAAATCTTACCTATCCGTAAGAGAAATGGCTCGATTCGGTCGTTTCCCTAAACGCAAGATAGTTTACATTGCACCAAGTTATCGTCAAGGTAAGACTACGATCTGGGCAGACCTAAAAGAACGACTAGGTAATTTAGGATGGATCAAACGAGTAAATGAAACAGAATTAACTGTTACTTTATTAAATGGTAGTCAAATTATGTTACGCAGTGCCGACAATTATGATAGTATGCGTGGTCTTGGATTAGACTTTGTTGTGTTTGACGAATTTGCTGATATTGCTAAAGAAACATGGACCGAAGTAATACGCCCAGCATTATCTGATCGTGAAGGACATGCTATGTTTATTGGCACACCTAAAGGATTTGGTAATTGGGCAAAAGACCTTTGGGATCAAGGCAATGATCCAAGTTTCAAAGATTGGAGTAGTTACCAATATACTACACTAGATGGCGGCAATGTTAGTGAAGACGAAGTTAATGCTGCCAAACATGATTTAGATGAAAGAACATTTCGCCAGGAATATATGGCAACATTTGAATCATATGCTGGTGCAATTTACTATAGTTTTGATCGCAGTCAATTATTTGCATTAAATAAATTAGAACCCAGTATTGCAGATAATGAAATTATACATATTGGATGCGATTTTAACATCAATCCAATGAGTGCAGTAATAGCAGTTAAACGCAATGAGACATTGTTTGTCATAGATGCAATAGAAATATATGGTTCTAATACACAGGAGATGTGTGATGAAATCAAAACAAAATACGGAGAAAAGCGCCGTTACTTTGCCTATCCAGACGCTAGTGGAGGTCGCAGAACAACTGTCGGCGACAGTGACCATAACATTTTACGACAAAATGGTTTCCAGGTCAGAACTCCAAATCGTAATCCTCCCGTAAAAGATAGAATTGCTTCGGTAAATAGTGCGTTAAAAAGTTCTAATGGACAGATTAAACTTCGTATAAATAATACTACAAAAAGATTAATAGAATGTATAGAAAAACAAACTTATAAAGGGGATACACGCCAGCCTGATAAAGATACTGGTTATGATCACCTTAATGATGCGTTAGGATATATGGTTGTTTGGCACTTTCCAATTGAAAGACCACATATAGAAGATCGCACTCAGGTGTTTGGTCATTTTTAAGGAATAGCAGATGCTTACAGAAAAACAGATTAAAAAATTACATCACGAATACGCAGAGTATGTGTCACATTGGGAATACTATTATAGATCCTATATTGGTGGTGAAGAATACCGTGAGGGTGGTTACCTCCGCAAATATCTAAACGAAGATGCCGCTCCAGGTGATCAGTATGGACAGCGTTTGTTAAACACCGCATTACAAAATCATGTAAAATCAATTGTGCATATCTATCGCAGTTATTTGTTCCGCAGTGTACCAAAAAGAACACTTTCAAATCTATTGAATCAACCAGATGTTACAAGTTTCCTAAGCGATGTTGATCGCAATGGAACTGATATTAATGCCTTTATGAAAAAAATTGTTGATGGTGTTATGGTATATGGTTCAATGTGGTTAGTTGTTGATAGACCTGCATATAGAACACTTACAAGAGCAGAAGAATTGCAATTAGGCATTCGTGCTTATGTAAATGCTTATGTTCCAAGTAATGTATTAGATTGGGAATTTGAACCAGATATTACTGGTCGCAATGTATTAACATGTCTAAAAATTGTTGAACATAGTGGCGAAGATATGGATCAACTTGTTATTTGGTATCCAGATACAGTTTGCAGATATTGGGTAGAAAAGAAAGAATTTAATCGTCAAATTAATGACTTGCAAGGTGAAGCAGAAGTAGAATATGGTAAAATTATTCGTGCAGAAGAATATTTCAATCCTCTTGGTTACATCCCTGCAATTCATATAAATGTAGACGATGGCCATAGTCAAATTGCAGATATTGCTGATACACAACGCAGCATCTACAACAGACTTAGCGAATTAGAACAAGCAATTCGTATCAGTGGACATCCAACACTAGTTAAAACTGTTAGCACAAAAGCAAGTGCTGGTGCTGGTGCAGTTATTAATGTTGAAGAAGACATGCCACCAGAATTGCGTCCATATCTATTACAACCAAGCGGATCAACAATTGATAGTATTTTAAAAGCAATCCAAATGGATGTAGAAGCAATTGATAAGATGGCACATGTTAGTGGTATTCGTGGCACTGTTGGCACTCCAATGTCAGGTGTTGCACTACAAACAGAAATGCAAATGCTTAACAGTCGCTTAAGTGATCTTGCAGAAATATTACAAGAAGCAGAATATAAAATCTGGGAATTGTTTACTGCATGGCAAGGATTAACCCCAGATAGAGATTTCTATATTGAATATGAAAAATCATTCGATATTAGAGATAAGCATAGTGATCTAGAATTACTACGCAGAGCAAACGAATTCACTATTAATAACATGCTTAAGAAAGAAATTCAAAAGCAAATTGCAAAGTTATTAGTAGATGATGAAAATGTGTTAAGTCAGATCATCGCAGATATTGACTCAACATTTGACGCAACAATAGTTGCTCAAACAACCGTTAGTGTAAATTAATAAATAACACTACAACAATACTCATTAGGAGGTAACGGGACAATGACCGAAACAACATTGGTAACAGATGAAGCAGCAACTGGTGAGGCTTCTAGCACTGTTGAGTTCAACCAGGGCGAGGCTCAAGGCGAGAAGATGTTTACTCAAGAAGAAGTAAACGCTATGATCGCAAAAAGAGCAGAAAAGATGTTACGCCAAAAGATTGGCGACATCGATGTTTCAGAATATCAAGAACTTAAGTCTGCAAAAGAAAAGGCTCAGAGAGATGAGTTGATTCGCAAACAAAAGTTTGAAGAAGTTCTAAAACAGCAAAAAGAGCAATATGACTCTGAAGTAACATCGTTGCGTAGTCAACTAACTGGCATCAAAGTAGATGGTGCTATTCTCGACGCAGCAAGTAGATATGGAGCAGTAAGTCCTAGTGATGTTGCTGCACTTATGAAGAGTAGTATTCAACTAGACAGCAATGGTAATCCCATTGTGTTGGATAACAGTGGTAGTGTTCGTTATGACACAAATACTGCTGAACCTATGTCAGTTGAAGCCGCAGTTCGTGAGTTTCTAGATCAGAAACCATATTTCCGTGCAGCAGGTCCAGCAGGTGCAGGCTCAAAGAGCAATGCAGTTCAACCAGAGAATAAAAAGTTGGAAATGCGTGATTTGGATATGAAAAATCCAGAACATCGCAAAATTTACGCAGAAATGATGGAACAGCAGGGAAATGTTCGTAAATTTTATGCATCTTAAAAAAGGATTATAAGAGATGGCAAACGAAATCGATACTGGCGTTGCTGCTGGTGTTCTATATGAGAACATTAGTCAAGCCGCACAATATGTATTCCAAGAAAATGCTATGCTTCGCAACCTAGTAACTGTTTACGATATGACAGGAACTCCAGGTCTAACAGCAAGTATCCCAGTATGGCCAGCAGCCACAGCAGTTTCTGCACTTGGCGCAGGTGCTGACCTTTCAAATGACTCTGCATTAGCATCAGTCACAGCAGTTGATATCACTGCAGTTGAATATGGTAACATGGCAACTGTTCAAGATATCGTTATCGAAGCAAGCCCAAGCGCAGTAGGTGCTGACCTTGGTCGTCAACTAGGTGGTGCTCTTGCATCAGCAATGGACGAAACACTTGTTGACCTATTTGCTTCATTCAGTAACAGTGTTGGTTCAGCAGGCACTGAAGTTACTCCAGCAACCATTATGGCTGCAGCAGCAAAACTTCGTGCAAACAGTGTTCCAATGCAAGGTCTAGTTTGTGTGCTACATCCATATCAAGCATACAACCTAAAAACTACATTACTAAATGCTGGTGGTAACTATGGCGCATCTCCAGATGCAGCAAACACTGCCGCTCGTGAATATTTCGTCGGTCGTATTGGCGGCGTTGATATCTACGAATCAGCAAACATGGATATCGACGCCAGCGACGATGCAGTAGGTGCAGTATTCCACCGTGCCGCTCTAGGCCTAGTTCTAAAGCGTGACATCCGTATCGCTACTCAGCGTGACGAATCACTTCGTGGTTTTGAAGTTGTTGCTTCAGCCGCATGGGGTGCAGGAATCATTGACGGGGTCAAGGGTGTAAAGATCATCGGTGACGCTGCTCTATAATAATTGATATAAAAGGATAAAAAAATGGCATTTGCAACCACAGCCGATCTAGTAGAATATATCCCAGACATCACTAATCATGGTGTTGGGGACTTTACAGATCAACTCAATAAAGCGCAAGTAGATATTGAGAAAATGGTAAAGGTGCGCTGGTTTGATAAAGCATATCAGACTAGTTCACTATATCGATTAACACACATCGGCACTACCTGGGATGCCACTAAGTTGGATCAAACACAATGGACAAAATGCACTGTTTATAGAGCATTAAGTTCATACATTTTTCCAATGCTTAGTAATTTCCGACCAGAAGGCGATGCATTCCGTGAGCAAATCTCTTTCTATGCTGAAAAATTTGAACAAGAACTTAGTTTAGAGTTTGAGTTCGGGATACGCTATGACACTAATAATGATGATTCATTTAGTGTCAGCGAGACCCACGAATTTGCACAGGATAGAATGTATAGATGAGCAAGCGTGAGAACATAGCAAATAATATTGTTAGAACATTGGCGGCTATGTCAGTGCCAAGATTGGGTCGTGTAACTCGTGAACCAATCGTAATTGCTGAACTTAGCCGTCAAGCACTACCCGCAGTATATGTGGAAAGTGCCGACGAAAGTCGTGAACAACTAACTGCTGGTAATGGTAGAATGGGAACAATTACCTATAACTTAAACATTGTAGTAAGCAGTGATACTAGAGATAGTGATAGAAATATAATTATCGAAGGTATCGAAGAAGCATTAGAAGTTGATGTTCGCAGAGATGGAAATGCTTTGGATGGCGAAGTTACTGATGTTGAAATAATAGAAATAGGTGAAGCAGTCCCATATGCAAGTATGCGTCTAGTATATCAAGTAATGTATCGATATGAAAGAGGAGCCGCATGATGGCAAAAATGATTTCACCAAGTGGTAATGTTGTTGATGTTCCTGGTTCTAAAGTTGATAGAAATATTAGCAGAGGATATCAGGAGATCAATGATACCCACCCAAGTGTAAAAAAATACACACCAAAACCTACTCAAGCAGTAGGTAATGGCCCAGAACAACTTCCGCAAGAAGCAGAAGTAGCAAATAATGAGGATGAATAACGATGGCAACTTATCTAGGTAAAGATGGTTTCGTTAAGATCGGCGCTAATCTTGTTGGAGAACTACGTGGCTTCAGCATTGAAGAATCAGCCGAAACAATTGACGATACTGTTGCAGGTGACACAAGCCGTAGTTTCAAAATTACTTACAAAAACTGGACTGGCACAGTCGATTGTCTATATGACATGGACGACACCGGTCAAGATGCTGCAGCAATTGGTTCTGAAGTAACTGTAAAGTTCTACACAGAACCAGGCACATCTTATGGAACTCCAGATTCGGGCGACGAAGAAATCACCGGAACTGCAGTTATCATTGGTAAAACTGTAAACAATGCTTATGACGGTCTAGTCGAAGCAAGTTTCAGTCTACAAGGTGTAGGTAACTTAACTTACGGAACTGCGTCTTAATAAAAGGATGGTTGACAATGCCTGTTTTTAGAAATCCAAATGCTGCATATAAGCACATAAAAGATTCGCTAAATGGTGTTGTCAATCATTTTCTTGACGATTTTAAATCAGAAGTAGAAGAAATGACACCAATTGGTGAAACTGGTCGTGGATCTAAAGGGTGGCGTAGAATGGGTAAATATAATGTGGGACAACCAGGTTCTCAATCAGTAATTGAAAATCGTGTTCCATATATTGGAATATTAGATAGTGGATCAAGTCGTCAAGCACCAAGAGGTATGACTGATCCGGCATTTAATAAACTTAAAAACAAAAGGTATATAAAATGAGCAACAGCGTTTTAGACAAAGCAAAAGAACATATGAGAGCGAAAATCGGTAGTGGTCTAAAAGGACCAATCGATGTTCCTGAATGGGATACACAAGTATGGTATAAACCAGCAACTACTTTCCATCAAGAATCTAAAGTTATCGAACTGCAGCAAGCAGGTAAGACAGTCGAAGCATTAGTTCAAACTCTCATTAACCGTGCATTGGATGAGAATGGTAAACCTATTTTCTCTCTTGCAAGTAAACAAGATTTAATGAGGGCAGTGGATCCAGCAGTAATTCTTCGTATTATTCAAGGTATGAATGATGAAGATACTTACGATGGTGAAAACCTCGAGCAGGTCGCACTAAAAAACTAAAAAGCGACCCTGAACTAATGATGCTATACAGAATAGCACAAGAATTAGGGAAGAGTGTCGCAGAAGTTATGGAGTTTAGTGCTACTGAAATTAGAGGATGGGCAGAGTTCTTGAAGATTCAACATGATGAACAAAAGGCTGCCGCTAAAAAAGTAGGAAGATAACAGTGGCGAATACTTATGAACTCATAGTCAAAACAGTAGACCAAAGTAGCAGAACATTAACTAGTATTGATAGTAGTTTAAATAGACTAGGAAGAACTGCAAAGGCAGCAGGTGTTGCCCTTGCAGGTATTGCTACTGGTAGGATTGTTGGCGGCATTATTAGTCAATATCGTGCATATGAACAATATAGAACAGTTTTAACTACTTTTTTAGGTAGTCAAGAAAAAGCAAATGCTGAATTAGAAAGGCTTCAAGTCCTTGCTAATAGTTTACCACAAGACTTACAAGACATTACACAATCATTTACAATATTACAGCGTAATGGAATCGATACAACAAGTAAATCACTAACTGCATTTTCAAACATTGCAACTGCTAATGCTAAGTCATTTACTCAACTTAGTGAAGCAATTGCTGACGCATTAACTGGTGAATTTGAAAGATTAAAAGAATTTGGTATTAAAGTATCCAAAGAGAATGACAAGTTTGTTGCTCGCATTGGTGATCAACAAGTAGCAGTTGCATCTACAACAACTGACCTAGTAGCACAATTAAGAAAACTAGGTGAAGAAGGTGGTCGTTTTGGTGGTGCTGCCGCTGCAAACGCAGATACACTTAACCAATCATATAGTAATTTACAAGGTGCAATATTCCAAACCAGTGTAACAATCGGAACAGAACTAAAACCAGCATTGAAAGAAGCAGCAGATTTAACTGCTAATTGGTTACAAACTCATCAAGAGTTGATTAAAGCATTATCTGGCAGACTTGGTGAAGGACTTATCACATCAATTGAAGTTTCTGCAAAGGCACTTGAAATATTAGCAGCAAATATCGATCTTGTTAGAAATGTTGCACTTACATATTTGGGTATCAGATTTGCTAACTCATTTGTTAACTTAGTAACCAAAATTTCATCAGCAGTTAAAGCAACACAGACACTTAGTGGTGCGTTAGCCACTGCCGCAACAGTAGCAAAAAATCAATCCTGGATTGTTAGAATGATTTCTGGACTAGGATCATTAGCAACAAGATTAGTAAGTTTTGCTGGAATCGGATCAATTGTTAGAGGTGCATTTATAGCAATTGGTGCTGCAATTGGTGCAGTTACTGGTCCAATATTAGCAGTTGTCGCCGCAGTTGCCGCAGTTGCCGGTGGTGTTTATTATTTTAGAAATAGCGTAGTTCAATTAGGAGCCACAACATCAAGCGTTGGTGAAATTGTAAAAGCAGTATGGTGGCAAATAGGAGAATCAGTTAAAGGTCTTGGTGATGTTGCTGTTAACATATTTAGATTCTTAGTAGACGGTGCAGTAAGTGTTGGCGAAAGTATTGAAAGAGCATTAGGCGGTGGTTGGGATTGGGTTTCCGATAGATTAAGTTCTTTTGGTAATAAATTTATCGAAGTATTCCAATATCTTGTTGAAATTACTAAAACCAGAATCAATATTATGATCGGCTTATTTGCTGGCATGTTCCAATGGCTACAAAAGAATATTGTTAATATTCCAGCATTCTTTGCTGATGCATTTGTTGCCACATTAAATGTTGCCGGAAGTTTTGTCTCTAGACTTGGTGGCGTTTTTGGCGAATTATGGGATTATATTAAATCAGGCGGCGATGATGCAATTGAAAATACATTTTCTGGATTTGGTCAAGAAATTAAAGACCAAGTATCATTAGCAACAAGTAATCTAGAATCAATTGATTGGAACGCAGCATTAAACACTGATTATGTTGGTTATGCAATTGATGCAACTGCGAAAAAATTTAATGAATTAACTATTACAATTAAAGAAGGTGTTGTTACAACACTTGAAGATTTGGTTTTAAGATATCGTGAAGCAAATGCAGTTTCAACAGAAACCGCTACTGCAACAGGAGAAGTTGCCGCTGCAGTAACAGAGGTAGCAACTAGTGCGACCCAAGCATCTGCTGCATTAGAAGGTATGCTTTCAAAATATCAAGAAGCAGTAAAAGCAATTAATGAATTTAATAAAAACCGTATTGATGTTTCAAATGGTATGAAATTACTTGAACAAGATTTCTTAAATGGCAAATATACACTTGAAGAATTTAAAGTTGGTATGGGTGCTATGGGTGCAAGTATGGATGATATTAGCAACCGCAGTATTGCAATGGGACTAACAATTACAGAAGCATTCCAAAGTGCAGGCGATAGTCTTGCTCGTGGACTTGCTCGTGGTATTGCTCGTGGCGAAAATATTATGGATAGTTTCAAGAACTTTATGCAAACTATACTTGAAGAAATTCTATATCAAATTATCCAACAAGCATTCATCAAACCAATGATTGCAAGTATTACAAGCGGATTTAACACTGCGTTTAGTGCATTTGGTGCTGGTGGTGCTGGCGCATTTGGCGGCGGCGCATTTGGCGGCGGCGGATTGCTTGGTGCAATATTTGGTATTGGCAGATTGTTCTTAGGATTTGCTGGTGGTGGTGTTGTTCCTGGTATGGCAACACAAGGTGATAGTGTTCCTGTCCTTGCAACACCT